ATGAATGATATTAAAGAGTACTGGAAAAAGCACAAAGGAATCTGTATTTTGGGTATAGTAATTTTGTTTGGTGTCTTCTGCTATTTTTACTCGGATATAGCTTCAAATTTTACTAAGGATAATCCAAATGGAGAATTTTTTAAAGTTATTCTATCTGTACTTGGTGGTATCGGAATTATTTATGGTTTATGGATAAATAGTCAAAGGATCAAAGCTCAGAACAAACAAAATAAACTGGTTGAAGATAGAAACCTAGATCAAAAATCATATGATGCTGATAAAAGATTTGGTGAAGCTATTGGATATCTTGGAAGTGAAAATACTTCAATTGTTTTAGGTGGTATTTATGCACTATATCAACTAGCTAAGGAAGATGATAGATACACACCAATAGTTGCTGGGTTATTTACAAGTTATTTAAAAGATCAATCAAAGGCACTATATAAAAAAGTTGAAGAAAAGACGAAAAGTGAACTTAATTATGAAACAAGTAGTGATAAGAAAAGTGAACTTTCTATTTTAGCCCCTATTACAATACAAACAATAATTAATTTATTATTTAGTTCTGATAGGGTTTTTGTTGGGATAAGATTAGAATTGTCTAATACTCAATTTAAGTTTATTGATTTTAATAACAATATAAGTAATTGCTCATTCGACAATTCTGAATTTTTTAGATGTAATTTTTACAAAAATATTAGTGATTGTAGCTTTGATTATGCAAAATTTAATTCAGTTGAAATAGGAGAAATGATGTCATTAATTAATAATTGCACATTTTGGTTTTCCATTTTTGAAAAAGTAGAATTTGATGGAGAAAAATTCGAAGATCTTGAATTTAGTTTTGCATCGTTTAGTAATACTAATATCTGCCCCTCTCATATTGCCATATGTAACTTCCAATCTTCTAACTTTATAAATGACAATATGTTCTACGGAGTAGATTCATTTACTGAAACATTTATTAATAAAAAATTTAAAAATTCTGACAATCTAAAATTTAGAGAATGTAAGAATATGAAAGGTATTAAATATCTATAATTGAATGCTCTTTCTGGTGACAGATTTTACAGATCGACATTAGGTTATTTATGTTATAAGCTTTCTCAGATCGTTCTAAACCTTCATAAATCATAAACGAAATTATGTGATGCACATCGATAGCTGGAGTGATTATTCCTTTCTGTAAACACATTTCACACAAAGGATCTTTCATAAGTTTTACTACCCTGAGCTTCTTTCATCTTTTAGAATTATATACTTTAATTCTTTCTATTCGATTAATTGACTTATTCGCTGGTTTCGGTGTTTTGGTGATGGTTGGCATCAGAGAAATATGTTTGATGTTTGTAAAGTTCTTTTTGATCTTGTTTAGTCTGGAAGTTTATCATCTTAAATTTATAATCTATATAATCTAGTACTTGTTCTTCACTTAATGCAGAAAGTTCTTCCATTACTTTTATCAGAGTATTATGAAAAATATCTTCTGAATCTTGACACATAGCAAGTTTTGTACTCTCAGTTACATATTTGTCTTTAAGTTTTTGGTAGTTTTTTTCTATTACCTGTGAAACTGAAGTATCTATTTCAATATGATCACTTCCATATGATCTTATTTTAGGTGCATTTTTAAGTGATGGATTTAGTATTCCATCAATTTCTTCTTCTGTCATATTTCATCAGGAACAAGCACCTTCTATTCCATAATCATATATATATTGAAGTAGTATCTCCTTATTCGGTTTGTGTCTTTGCATAGTATTCATCAAGTTGTTCTTCATTCTTATCAAAAAAATCTTTTAGTATCATTCTAACTAGTTTTGCTTTATCTGTCTTTGTTCATCTGTGAAGTAATTCTAGATTTTCATCCAGATCACTATCTAATCTTACTGTAATTCGTTTTTCCATAGATGTTAATTTCATTATTATCAGGTATTTAGGTTTGATACAAAGGTAAAAAATCCATTTGTATAAAATTCATAATCAGCAAATTATCTTTATATTTGATACTCAGATAACTCTAGTCTTTAATTTCTAATAATTATTAGCTATGGAATCCAAAAATTTGTTTGATAGAACTATTGACTATACTAAAAATAATGTTTTGAAAGTTTCAATCATTTTTATCTTAGTAGTAGTTGTTGTGATGTTATTTGCATATGTTATAAAATTTGCAGCTAATGGAACTTCAGATGAACCTAGTGATTGGGCATATTTTGGATCTTACTTAGGTTCAATTACTGGTTTACTAGCTTTTGCAGGTGTTTTGTATTCAATCAATGAATCTAGAAAACAATCTAAGCAAAATGAAGAAAGATCACTATTCTTTAAACATATCGAATTACATCAAAAGCAAGTAGCTTCTGTTTTACAAATTAAAGTAGCAGATATTAATTCTGATGTAGCAATTGGAGATATTATAATTGAACACACAATAATTGCTATAATTTACGATTATATCATAAGCAATAAAATTGATGATATAAAAGATGAATTAATTTTTTATGATGAATTAGTTAAGGGAATTTCGGAAACATTATCTAAAGAATCAGAGCAATTGTCACTTTTACAATTGCAAATGGCTATCAGATTTTATGTACATATAAAATCAATTAAAATTCCAAAGAAGATCCTACAATCAGATAAAAATACATTTGTAAGTTATCTGGATTGGGCTGTTGAAATAATGTCTAAGAAAAGCAACAAGGAATTTTATTCATACTCATTTAAAATAATCAATTATACTGCTAATTCTTTATTAAGAATATACGGTCATATTTTTAGTGCATACATTAGTAATATTCTAAATATTATGGAATTTGCTCATAGTTCAACAAATCCAAAATATTATTCTCAATTTTTTATTTCTCAAATAACAACTCCAGAATTAGTTCTAATTTTATACTATTCAGTAAGTAAAGAAGGATCTAACGAACTTATTAATTATTTAAAAGAAACTAATTTATTAATGAAGTTTGATTTGGCATATTTTGTATTTTTCTCAGCTCGAATAGAAGGTATTACTGAACCAAATAAGATAAAATTATTTATAGAAAAGTTATTTGAGATATATAAACTAAAACAAATTGCTAGTATATAATTTGGCAGCCATCTTTTTGGTTAATTCAAAATTAAAAATGTAAAAAATGAAAGATTTTGTAATACCAAAAGACATTGAAAAAGAAGCAGCAGAATATATGAAAGATGTTCTGGAGCAACTAAAAGATAGAGGTGTAATGGAGAATGTTGATAGTGCTGCATTAACTATGTTAGCAAGAAACTATTCAACATTTATTAGAGCTTCTAAACAAGTTGAGAAAGATGGAATGATGATCACAAATAATAAGGGTAATCTAGAAGCACACCCTATGATCAAAGTAGCTAAAGATGCACAAGTACAGGCAATGAAAATAATGGGTGAATTTGGCTTAACTGCTAAAGCAAGAAAGAAATTACCATCAATGGAAAAGAAAGATGAAGAATCACCTTTAGAACAATTTGCTAAGAAGAAAAAACCAGTAGTTGAAAATAGGTAGTATGAAGAAGTATTATCAATATGCAGAAGATGTTATTAATGGTACAATCATAGCAGGAGAAACTATTAAACTTGCTTGTAAAAGGTTTTTAAGTGATTTAGAAAGGGATGATTTGATATTTAATGAATCTGTAGTTGATGATGCAATTCAATTTATTGGAACACTTAAACACTTTACAGGAAGGCACTCTGGAAATGCATTTATCTTAGAGCCTTGACAAGAATGAATAGTTGCTAATATTCTAGGATTTTACAGGAAAGAAACTGGAGTAAGAAGATTCAGTAGTTCCTATATAGAAGTATCCAGAAAAAACGGGAAAGCACTAAGTTTAGACACTCCTATTCCAACTCCAACTGGTTTCACAATAATGGGTGATCTCAAAGTTGGAGATATTGTTTTAGATAAAAATGGTTTACCAACAACAGTAACATTTGTAACTCCAGTCCAATATAATAGAAATTGCTTCAAAGTAACATTTGAGGATGGTGAAGAAATAATTGCAGATGCTGATCATCAATGACAAATAAAGAAAAAAGATGTTGATAAAGAATTAGTCTTAACAACTAAAGACTTATTAAACTTTAAACACAATAGAAAAGATCAAAAAGGAATTGAATATAGATATAGAGTTCCTGTAAATAAACCATTAGAACTTCCAGAGAAAGTACTACCATTAGAACCATATTTTTTAGGATTATGATTAGGAGATGGAAGTTCATCTAAACCAGATTTCACAGTATCAACTGATGATTTAAATATGTATGATTGCTTAGTTGCTGAATTCGGAGAATACAAGCTATATAATAAAAAGGGAACTAATACTTTAAATGTATCATTCGCAGGTGATAAAGGCAAGAACAACTCCAAGCTTAGACATAAATTAATTGAAGCTGGAGTATTTAATAATAAACATATTCCAGAAATCTATCTAAGAGCCAGTAAGGAACAAAGATTAGCATTAGTTCAAGGTTTAATGGATACTGATGGTACTGTTTCTAAAGCTGGTCAATGTGAATTTATACAGAAGAATAAATTAATAGCTGATGGTTTTTGTGAATTATTAAGCACTTTAGGAATAAAGTATAATCGAATAACTAAAATTCCTACTTGTAATGGTAAAGAATGTGATGAAGTACAAAGAATAACATTCTATACTGACAAAAACCTACCCTGTTTTAGACTTCAAAGAAAATATGACAGGTTAAAAGAGAATCTAAATAAACGGATGCTATATAAGTCAATAATTGATATTCAGCCTATAGAATCTGTTCCTGTAAAATGTATCTCAGTTGATAATCCTGAATCTCTATATTTATGTGGAAAGAAATTTACTGTTACTCATAATACAGCCCTAGCAGCAGCTTTATCTCTTTACTTTTTAATAGCTGATGGTGAAGATGGAGCAGAAGTATTACTTGCTGCAAACTCTAAAGAACAGGCTAAAATCTGTTTTGGTATGTGTTCAAACTTTGCAAAAGGATTAGATCCAAAAGGTAAATATCTAACAACTTACAGAGCAGATATCTTATTTGATCTCACAAAAAGTAGTTTAAAGGTTCTTGCAGCTGATGATACAAAGCTTGATGGATTCAATGCTTCATTTGGATTACTGGATGAATATCACGCTGCACCAACATCTAAAGTTAAAGATGTAATCAAATCATCAATGGCTATGAGAGAGAATCCACACTTAGCAGTTATTACTACTGCTGGATTTTCAAAAGAGAATCCTTGTTATCAAGACAGATCAGTAGCTATTGAAGTTCTTAATGGACTAAAGAAAGATGATGAATTATTTGCTGCTATTTTTTCAATGGATTCAGATGATGATTGAAAAGATCCAGACAACTGGATTAAGTGTACTCCCAATCTAAATATTACTGTAAAGGAAGAATTTATAAAAGGTGAAGTTCAAAGAGCAAAGAACAATCCATCTGATGAAGTTGGAGTTAGAACTAAAACACTTAATCAATGGTGTGATAGTGCTCAAGTATGGCTTCCAGAAGATTATATTTTGAAGTGTACTAATCAAGTAGACTTAAATCAGTTTAAAGGAATGGCCTGTTATATCGGAGTAGACTTAGCTGCTACATCAGACTTAACTGCTTTATGTTTCCTAATTATTGATAAAGAAGGAAAATATCACTTTAAAGTCCATTACTATCTTCCAGAATCGGCACTCAAAGAAAAGACTAATAAAGAGCTTTACAACTATTGAAGATCTCAGGGAATCCTTACTGTTACAAGTGGTAATGTTACAGACTATGATTATATAACAAATGATATAAAAGCAGCTTCTAAAATTGTCAGTATTCAGAAGATCTATTATGATAATTGGAACTCTACACAATGAGCAATTACTTCAACTGAACAAGGTTTACCACTTGAACCGTATTCTCAAACAATAGGAAACTTTAATAAACCTACTAGAGAGCTTGAAAGATTAATCTTATCAAATAATGCAGTAATTGACATTAATGAAATTACTAGGTACTGTTTTAGAAATGTAGTATTAAAGTCAGATCATAACGGTAATGTGAAACCTAAGAAACAAGTAGAAGGTAAAAAGATAGATGGAGTAATTGCTATACTAATGGCACTAGGTGGATATTTAACCAATCCTAGATATAAAAACAGAATAATCACAATATAATTATGGGAATATTTTCAAAAAAGAAATCAGCACCAATAGAAGAAAAAAGAAGCAGCATATTTGATTCTTTGATGTATTCTGGTTCTGGTAGTTATACACAAAATAAAGCACTACTTCTATCAGCAGTTTACAGATGTGTAGATGTGATAAGTGATGCAGTAGCTCAATTACCGCTTGAGCCTTATCTTATAGATGAACAAGGATACAAGTCAAAGTTTATAAATCACCCAACATACAATCTACTCAATTATGAACCAAACTCATTAATGAGCAGATTCACTTTCATAAAAACACTAGTAACAAGTGTACTACTTAAAGGTAATGGATACGCTTATATTGAAAGAGAAAAGAATGGTGATGTAAAATGATTAAGATTCATAGAAGCAGATCTAGTAACTCCAATATATGAAAATGGGAAACTTTCTTATAGTGTTACTGGTATGAAGACTTTGGTAGAACCAATAAATATGATTCATATTTTGAATTTTAGTTACAATGGAATTATCGGAGTATCCACATTAACACACGCAAGATTAACATTAGGACTGTCTACAGATTCAGAAGCACACGCTGCTGGATTCTTTAAAGGTGGAGCAAATTTAGCTGGTATTTTAAAGGTTGAAAGTTCACTTACTGATGATCAAATAAAAGCTTTAAAAGCATCTTGACAAACAGCATTTAATGCTTCTAATGGAACACCAAACGGTGTTGCAGTTCTTGAAGGTAATATGTCTTTTGAACCTATTACTGTAAGTCCATCAGATGCACAATTACTGGAAACAAGAGAGTTTAATGTTATTGATATATGTAGATTCTTTGGCGTATCACCTGTTAAAGCATTTGATCTTAGTAAATCATCTTATTCAACAGTTGAAGCTACACAATTAGCATTCCTAACTGATACAATTGCTCCTATGCTGGAGAAGATTGAATTAGAATTTAAGAGGAAGCTATATAAACCATCAGAAAGATCTCAGATTGATGTAAAATTCAATTCTGCAGCACTTTTAAAAGCAGATAAAGCATCACAAGCAGCATACTACAATACTTTATTCCAGATCGGAGTTATTTCACCTAATGAAATAAGAAAGGAAATTGATCTTCCAGCATTAAAAAATGGTGATCATACTTTTGTGCAGGTTAACACACAAACCTTAGATAGAGCCGTTAATCAACCTAACACTTCAGAAAATGACACAAAGAATTTATAAAGGAAGTGATGTTAAACTCAACATTTCATTAATTGATAAAACTGGAAATCCTTACAGAGTAAATGATGTAACATATTTCAGCATTAAATTTTATACTAAGAGCATAGAATCATCTATTGAGTGCAAATATGAGAATGAAACTTATACTGGAATAGTTGCTGGAGAAACACAAGATTCAGCAATACTAAATTCAGCAGAGCTTGATCAACTAGAAAGAGGATTATTAAAATACTCTTATCATATACAGGTTGCTAATGCTTCATTTACTGATGGAATATACAATGAGATAGTAGAAGGAACAACATCAATTTATCTAGCATAATATGGAATACACTATCTCACTTTCTACTGAAAATGAATACAACATTGATTTGCAACAAGTAAGTGAATTTGATCTTGAATTAGAACAAAGTAATATAGTTGTAAACCAGACATCATCAGATCTTAGTATGTATGCACTAAAAACTGATATCCCAGATCATAGTGTATTTGCTCTTAAAACAGAAATACCAATTGTGCCAGATCTTAGTACATATGCTCTTAAAGTAGAGATACCAGTTATTCCAGATCTTACAGGATATGCTCTTAAAACTGATATACCAGAACAAGTAGACTTAAGTTTATATGCTTTAAAAACTGAAATACCATCAACTACTGGATTAGCATCAGAATCATATGTTAATACAAAAATCGGGGATATAAATTCAATCCTAGATTCAATTAATGGAGAGATCATATAATGGGAACAACATCAGACAAATTAAATAAGATACTAAGTACTAAAGCAGCTATTAAAACTGCAATTATAAATAAGGGAATCAATGTACTAGATACTGATACATTTTCTTCTTATGCATCTAAAATTAGTAGTATTCCAAGTGGAAGTATAAAACCAATAGATTATCTATATGGTGTGTTTAATGAGTTCAATACTCTTTCTTCAAGAATTGAGTTAATCCTAATTTCAGCAGTAAATAATGATCCTTATATCAATACCTACGCTGGGAATCCTAATGGTACTTATTTTGTCTTTTCAGATGGTGATGTAGCTTTCAGCAAAACTGTTACTCACCAATGAGATATATCAAAGGATATTGATCTTGGTGGTCAGTTTAAATATAGATGGGTTCTTTGTTTTTACGGTGAAGGATCAATTTATGGAATAGGCTTACCATTAGCATCAACTCATATCATTGTAAGTAATGTTGCAAGAGGTAATAATGCTTTTAAAGACTTAAAGTTTTTAGAAGAACTCCATTTGATTAATAATACTACATTTTTACCAACCAGTTGATCTTGGTCATTCATTCTTGGTGATGGTAGATTGAATGTCCTAAAGGGTGTGAATTGTGGAATTGCAACAAACCTTTCCAATGCTTTTTCAGCTGAATCTCTAACTGTAGTTGAGAATATTTCAAACATAAATGTTGCAATACTATTTGAGTCAAAGTTTCTAACAAAACAATCACTCTTAAATATTCTTAATGCTTTAAAAGATAATACAGGTAATCCAACTTTAACTTGTACCCTAAGAGCTGAAAATTTAGCAAAGCTTACAACAGAAGAAAAAGCAATAGCAACATACAAAAACTGAACACTAGCATAATGAGAATACTTACAGCACAAGAAGGAATGACTTATACAAATTCCAACCATACAATCTTTGGTAAAGAGATCTATCTGGGCTGTGAAGATAGTCCAGATAATTACTTCCAAATTGCAGATCAAGAAGCAGAAAATATCATAAATGAGCAGTTATTAATTGCTTATAAAAATAATGAAACACTTTACAATTAAAGAGCTTACAAAAACTAATACTGGATTGGATAATACTCCTTCAAAAGAGATAACAGATAATCTAACATATCTAGTAGATAATTTACTAGATAAAGTAAGAGAGGAATATGGAAATCCAATAACAGTAAATAGTGGTTACAGAAGTCCAGAAGTCAATAAAGCTGTAGGTGGAGCTAAAACTTCACAACATCTTACTGGGTGTGCAGCAGATATTACTACTGGAAGCAAATCTGGAAATGAGAGATTATTTAACATTATAAAACAATATGAATTTGATCAGCTTATCAATGAGCATAATTTCAGTTGAATTCATATCAGCTTAAAGAAATCTGGTAACAGAAATCAAATTCTAACAATCAACTAAAATGAAAAGATTTTGAGTCTTATTATTAGGCTTATTTATCCTTAGTTGCAGTCCACAAATTACGGAAAGAGTAAGGACAGAATATATAGAAAAGGAAGTTCTAAAAGATACAATCGTATATGTAGAAATTCCAAAAGAGATAATTATCAATAAAGTTAAAGATACTACTAGTCAATTAGAGAATAAGTACTCAGAAAGTACTGCCTATGTTGATAGCAATGGTTATTTAAACCATTCATTAAAGACAAAAGATCAAAATATACCTTTCAAAATTATCTACAAAGACAGGTATATAACCAAAACAGATAGTGTAGTAGTTATTAAACCAGTTAAAGGTGATACAATTACTAAGGAAGTTGTTCCAAAGTGAAGCTGGTATTCATTAGGGATTTCTGTACTTGTAATTGGATACTTTATCTCTAAACTTTTTTCATATCTAAAAGTGGTTTAATAAATCAACCAATTACTTAATACATATTATAAATGAAAGAATTACGAAACTGTAATTTAGAAATTAGAACTAGTCCAGACAGTAGGTGAGTTGAAGGATACGCTATTGTATTCAACAAAGAATCCAAAGATCTAGGTGGTTTTACTGAGGTTATTTCTCCAGAAGCAGCTGATGGAATTTTAGAGAAATCTGATATTCTCTGCTTGTTAAATCACAATGAAGATCGTGGAGTATTAGCAAGAAGTAAACACGGTTCTGGAAGCTTAGAACTATCATTAGATGAAACAGGGTTAAAATACCGCTTTGAAGCTCCAAATACAGCATTAGGAAACGAATTACTGGAAGGCTTAAAAAGAGGTGATATTACGACTTCTTCATTTGCATTCACTATTGAAAATGACAAATGGGAAAAAAGAAGTGATGGTAAATATCTAAGAAAGATCAACAAGTTTAAAGAATTGTTCGATGTGTCACCTGTGTATAAAGAAGCTTATCCAGATACTTCTGTTGCATTAAGAGCAATTGAAACTCTAGAACAGGAAGATCTAACCGAATACTTCCAAAACCTTAAAAACAAACTAGCCTAATGAACAATCTAAACACCCTAGAATTACTCGACAAAAAAGAACTTCTTAAAAAAGAAGCCGAAGCACTTATAGCAAGTGCTGAAAAAGAGGTAAGAAAATTAATTGATCCAGAGCAATCAAGATTCAATGAGATCACAAATGAACTTGCAGAGATAGATAAACAAATCAGAGATATCGAACAATCAAACAAAAAGAATTTTAATAAAATTAACAAACCAACTATGGAAAAATTTTCACTTTTAAGAGCTATTAATGATGTAGCTAACGGTAGACAACTAGATGAAAAAGCACAAGAAATAATTAATGCTGGAATAGCTGAATTTAGAAAGGCTGGTCAGAATTGTAGTGGTCAAATCGTACTTCCTATTGAAGAAAGAGCAGACATCCAAGCAACAGTAGCAACAGCTGGACAAGAGAATGTTGCAGAAGATAAACTTAATATTTTACAACCACTAAGAAACAACTTAGTACTTACACAAGCAGGTGCTACTTATCTTACTGGTTTAACAGGTAATGTTTCAATTCCTGCATACTCTGGAAGCAGTGTTCTTTGGGCTGGTGAAGTAGCTGATGCTTCTGATGGAGCTGGTACTTTTACTGAAGTAAATCTTGAACCAAAAAGATTAACAACTTATATTGATATCTCTAAACAATTCCTTATCCAAGATTCAAACTCAGCTGAACAAATGCTGAAGAATGATATTGTAAACGCAATCAAAGAAAAACTGGAATCAACAATCTTTGGTAAAGATGCTGGAACTTCAACTAAACCAGAAGGAATGTTTGCAGTTGTACCTACAATTTCAGGTACTCCAACTTATGCTTCAATCGTAAATATGGAAACAGCTCTTGAAGAAGCTAATGTTACTGGAAACAAAGTATTCGTTCTTCACCCTAAAGCTAAAGGTATTCTTAAAACAACTGAAAAAGCAACTGGTACTGCTAAATTTCTGATGGAAGGAAATGAACTTGAAGGTTACAAAGTACTCGTTTCAAACGGTGTTGCTAATGGACTTCAAGCTGGAACTGATGAAGCTGGTGTAGTATTCGGAAACTTTAATGACTATGTAATTGGTCAATGAGGTGGACTCGATCTTACAGTAGATCCTTACACACAAGCAGCTAAAGGTAAAGTTAGACTTGTTATCAATGCATATTTTGATGCAAAACCACGCAGAACTGCTTCTTTCGTAACTGCATCTGTAAAGTAATAACCAATAATTAAATGCTATGTATATCACAATTGAACAAGCAAAGAAACATCTCAATGTAGATGAAGAATTTAAATCTGATGATTTATACATTCTCGATTTAATAACTGTGTCAGAAGATGCAATTTCTAAGCATTTGAACATAGCATTAAATGAATTAGAAGCAGGTGGTCAATTACCACCTGCTATAACTCACGCTATGTTGTTAATGGTAGGTAATCTATATGCTAACAGAGAGCCTGTATCATATGGTATAATGGCTAAAATTCCATTGTCATATGAATATTTAATTGGCTTGTATAAAAAATACTAATATGAGAGCTGGATTACTAACTGACACAATTAGCTTTTATTCAATTTCCAATACAAAAAGTAGTTCAGGTGCAATTATTAAAAACAAAACTCTAGTTATAAGTTCCAGATGTCAAGTATTAAAAAATACTGGTAAAAATGGAGTACTTAACTCAGAAGAATTTAATAGCAACTTATTAGAAGTTAAAGTGAGGTATAATCCTATCATTAATGAAACACTTAAAGTATTGCTAAGAGGTAAAACATATAAGATTGAGAATATATTTCTCAATAAAAAAGATAATAGTTACTCCATTTCACTTAAAAAGGTAGATGAATAATGCTTACAGTTAATGTTATTGATATCGACAGAGTTCATTTTGCTATTTCAGAATTAAGGGATATCGACAAGAGTAAAGTTATAAAAGATGGACTAAGAAAAGCTACAAGATTTCTAGTAAATAAAGGTCGGGCAAACATAAAAGTAAGCAGAACTGGTAATCTTTATAATTCAATGACTAATAAAGTCAAAAGAAGAAAACTAGGAGCTTTAGCTGGTTTTGGTGCTTTAGGTAGACACGCACACTTGGTAGATAGTGGCACAACAAAAAGGTATACCAAAAAGGGATATTATAGAGGTGCTGTAAAAGGAAACAAATTCTGGGAACAAACAATAGATACTAACTATTCAACAGCATTAGAAATACTCTATGATGGTATTGAAAAAGCTGTTGACAAAATAATGTTAAGAAATGGCAAGTAAATTTAGAATCGGAACAAATATTAGACAATGATTATTGGCTAGTACTCCAATAACTGAAAAGGTTGGAGATAGGATATTCCCTATTGTAGCACCGATCGGAACAACAGGAACTTTAATAGTTTATCAAAGAGATGAATACAGTAAAGAGTATACTAAATACGGAGTTCACTCTGAAATCTGTAAAGTATATATTACTGTTGTTTCAGAATCTTATGATGAATCACAAGAGATAGCAGAACTTATAGATGCAGAATTGGAGGGAACTAAAGATGGTTTCCAGATCAAACTTATAGATAGTACAGAAGAAGCAGTTGATAACAAATACATTCAAGTACTATTATTTCAAATCGATTAAAAAAACATAAAATATTATGGCAATAACTACAAATGATACTGATCTTGTTCGTGGACAAGATCTCTTAATCTTTATCGGAGCAGATCCAATTGGATACGCAACAACCTGTTCATTAGAAATGACAATGGACACAATAGATACTTCAAATAAAATGTCAGGTGCTTATAAGACTTACTTAGTAGGTCAAATGGGTTGAACCTTGTCTAGTGACTCTTTAGTAACATTTGCTACTACTGCTGGACAAAGTGTAGCTGATCTGTTTGAAGCTATGGAAGCTAGAACTCCTGTTACTGTAAAGTTCGCAAAAGTAGGTGCAGCTTTCGCAGCTGGTGTACCTAGTTTTACAGGATCAGCTTTGATTACTTCATTAAGTGTTCAAGCTGATAACGGAGCAGTTGCTACTATGTCAGTAACAATGACTGGTACAGGTGCTTTAACTAAAGCAGAAGTTTAATTCTATTTAATATAAGGGTAGGGAAAAGCACCCTACCCTTTTTATTTATAACACTATGGAAAAGTATAAACTAAAATTAAATATAAAAGCAATAGTGTATTTTGAAAAGTTATCATCAATACCATTTTTAAAAATAGATTATTCTGACTTAAAGGAATTATCTCAATTAATCTACTCTTGTTTATATGCTAATAGTGATGATTTTGATCACTCTTATGAAGCATTTGAATCAGTAATGTCAAGTAATAAAAGAATTGCTGAGAAACTATTGAACCGATTTTTTAAAGTAGTAGAACTTGAAAAGCAATTTTTCAAGAAAGAAGAACCAACAGAAGAAGGTTCAAATTCAACTGAAAATTCAGATCTGTATATATACAAGATCATTCCAATCTTAGTTACTAATTGTGGACTTGATATAAACTGAGTCTTAAATGAAATGCAGTTAGATGATATTGGATTATATGTAGATCATTATAATACAACCAGACAACAACAATTACAACTAGATAGATTATGGTGCTACTATAATATCCTACCACATATTGGTAAGAAGTTAAAATCACCAAAAGATTTGATCTTATTCAACTGAGAGAAGGATGAATCTGAGAAAACTGCAAAAGAATTAGCAGATGAATACGCAGATAAATTAAAAGAAATACTGGACAACGCTAAACTATAAAAATATGGGAAAACAATTATCATTTGCTGTTGCATTAAACCTATTAACAACAGGTTTTACTAAAGGAGCAAATAAAGCTAATGGAGCATTAAGAAGTATTCAATTACAGGTAAGAAATCTTAGTATGGCATTTGCAGCAGGTGCTATTGGAATTGGGAACTTTACTAGTCAAATAATGACTTCTGTCAAAGGAATGGCTAAAGCTACTCAAACACTTAAAAATGTGACAGGAGATAGCTATTCATACAGTAATGCATTGAAGTTTGTAAACGAACAAAGTAAAAAATATAATCAAGAATTAATAGGTCTTACTGGTAACTATGCAAGATTCTATGCTGCTGCAAGAGGATCAAATATGAGTTTGAAGGATACTCAAAATGTATTTGATGCATTAACACAATCATCAACTTATTTTAATCTCTCAGCAGATGAAACAAGTGGAGTAATGTTAGCTGTTACTCAGATGATGTCAAAAGGAAAAATTACTGCTGAGGAATTAAGAGGTCAATTAGGTGAAAGATTACCTGGTGCAATTCAGATAATGGCCAGAGCATTAAATGTTACAACTGCTCAGCTTGATGATATGATGAAAAAAGGTAAGCTGGTAGCATCTGAAGTACTTCCTTTATTCGGACAACAGTTGAAGCTTGAAACAATGAATTTCAATCCAAATTCAATTGAAGGTTCTATCAATAAATTGAGAAATACCATTACTGAGTTATTTGCTACTGATAAGATGCAAAAACTGATGTCTGGGGTTATTAATACGATTACAAAAGCTTTTGAAGTTGTAGCAAATAACATTAAAAACATCTCAGCTGGAATTTGAAGTGCTATTGCAATGTCTGGTTCAGTAATGTTTAGTAAGATGGTGCAAAAACACAATCTTGATTTAGCTCAACTTACTAATAAATATGGTGGATTAAGAGAGAAATTCAATAGTATCAACAGTAAACTCAGCTCACCTATAATTACAACTGATAATCTTGGTGATGATTTTACCAAACTGACTAATCTTTCAAAGAAACAAGCAGATGCAGTACATACTTTAGCTACAAAATATAACCTACTTGAAGAACAAGCAAGAATATCCTTTGGTAAATCCATTGAAGATGTAGTTAAAATGGAGGAAAATCTTAATAAAGCTGAATTAGCAACTAGTAGAGTAGTTGCTGGTTTTAAAAGAATTGGAGCATCCATAAAATCATTCTTAGTTTCTAACTGAATAACTATTGCTATTGCGGGATTAACATTCCTTATTACAAAGATTGTTCAAGCAATAAAAGAAGCAAAAAGGCTTAAAGATATCCCATTTGAATCTCAAAGAAATATTGATACAGTAGAGAAATCATATTCTTCTGGTGGAGCTGGGTACATACAAGAGAAAGCAAAATTAGAAGCTATCAGAACAATGTATTTAGACATAAATACAACTATAGCTAAAAGAAAGCAATTGCTTGAAATGTTAGGTGTTCCAACTAATAAAGTCAATGGATATACATCTGAACAATTAAAGAATGAAGATCTTATAAATTCAGCAATTAATGAGAGATTAAAACTAATTAAAGAAGAAGCAATTCTTAGAGCTAAAGCACAAGAATATACTAGGATCTTAGCAAGAAAAGAAGAACTAAATACAGAGATTGCTAAAACTAGTTCTGGATTAACAACTGCTGAAATAGTTTTTGAATCAGCTTCTCCAAATAATCCATTTACTCAAAAGCTTAAAGATATTGAAGCATATAAAAAGGAAATTGCAGCACTTGATGCAGTTCTTGCAAGTAAAGGTGCTGAATTTGAAAATGCATTTAGAGAGCTTGAAAAAAGAAGAATTGAAGGTGAGAATAAAGGTGGTTCTAGTACTAATGATGATCTTAATACTTTACAGAAGTATGCAAAGGAAAGAAAGGAACTTGACAACCAGATTAAGAATGGAGCTATCTCCCAAAAAGAATACTATGATGAAGTATTAAAATTAACTGATTCATTCCTTAAACAAATTGGTATACTGGATAAAGTAGAAGGAAAGTACAAAGAACTGTTCTATACTTTAATGGAAGAAAATCTGGGATTACAAGATCCAGAGATTGAAATTAAAGATCCAGAAATCAAAGTTGATACAGATAAGTTTCAAGAAAAGCTTGAAAAAGATCTTGCTAAAGATCTATACATTCCTATAAAACCAGAAGCAAGAGATAAAACCTTTGACTATAAAAAGTCAGTTGCACAAAGACTGGAAGAAGAAGTAGAAATTGCTCAAAAGCTTAAAGAGGAATTAAAGAAGGCTGTTGATTCTGGATTATCAAATTATAAACTTGAATTAGAAGTAGCTATTAAGGGTGAAAAAGATCTCTCAAAAGCACTAAAACTAGCACAAGTACAAGAGGATATTAAGAGTATCCAAGATCAACTTAATGAATCTGCATTTAGCAGTATTAAAGATGTAGCTACATCTGTTGAAAGGTTGGTTGATGCATTTAAAAATGTCAATGAAACACTTGCAGATACTGATGCTTCTGGATTTGATAAAGTAATGGCTATTGTCAATGCTTTAACACAAACTATTGATTCAATATCATCAGTTGCTAAAGGTATTCAAACATTAACTGAATTAACTTCAAAACTTACTCTAGCAAAAGAAGCGGAGAATACAATTATTGCTACAAAAGCTGCAACAGAAGTAGCTGCAATTGGATCTGTAACTGCTGCTAAAGCAACAGCTGCTGCAACAGAAGCACCAATAATTATAGGACAAATTGCACTTGCTAAAACTGCTACAGCTGCATTCTCTGGACAAATGGCTGCACAAAGTGCTGCTGCATATGCTTCAATTCCTTTTGCTGGTGTAGCATTAGCTGCTGGACAAATTGCTGCTATGGAAGCTATGATCATTGCTGCTGGTATTCCAAAATTTGCTAATGGTGGTATTGTTAGTGGTGCTACTGTAGGTATGGTTGGAGAGTATGCAGGTGCATCAACAAACCCAGAAGTGATAGCTCCTTTAGATAAATTGAAAAGCTTACTGAAGCTTGATGAAAAAACTGGTGCTAGTGAAGTTACTTTTAGAGTTAAAGGTGATGAACTAGTTGGTGTTTTAAATAACTACAACAAGAAAAAATCTAAAGTAAAATAATATGAAGTATATAGGATATTTTAAAAACATAAATGAAATATCATATAAAGTAGTTGTTGATACAGGTGGAGAAGGAGAAACAGAAGTTTTAATGGGAACAGAACCCTTTATAGTTAGCTATGAAGGTGAAAGTACTATTTATAAACCATTAAAACTTTCTGCTGCTTCACTTAGAATTGTAAGCAATAGTTACTTGTTTGATATTTATAGTGCAGAAGCACAAGGAACAAAAATTCAGCTCTTTAAAAATGATTCAGAATTAGAGTGATCTGGATATGTTGAACCAAATCTTTATAGTCAAGATTTCAATCAAGAAAATGAAGTAATTGAGATTAATGCTACTGATGCTATAAGCACTTTAGAGTACTTTAAATATGAACCTGTTGTTGAAGGTCAAAAAGGATTTGTTCAATTCGGGAGTGTTCTTTTAAAAGCACTTAAAAAAGCATCTGGTGACTATACCAAACTTCATATAAGTATGTCTAATCAAAGAAGTGATTATAATCCTTTGAGTCCAGAATGTATCCTTGACAAGCTTTATATTTCAGAGCAAAATTTCTATGATGAAGATGATGTTCCTATGACTTATAAAGAGGTCTTAGAAGAAATGATGAAGTACTTTGGATATACTCTTATAGCTTATAAGGATACAGTATATGTACTTGATTATGATGCTATAAAAACTGGCTATAATAAGTATTTTGTTTATCAATCACTTGACAATTTTGTAAGTCACTCAACACAAATAGTTACTTTATCACATAATAAGATTATAACAGCACTAGATTTTACTGAGTCTGGATCTACAATAACTTTAGATGAAGTATTCAATAAAGTAAAAATTGAATGTTCAACATATAATATTGATGATGTCTTATTAGATGTTTGAGAAGATGAATGGTTAACAAATAAAAGAGGTGCTTGGAATGAAACTATGTTTACTGGAGTTGATGATAAATTCCAATATCATAGATATTATAATCACCAGTATTATGAATCATATTACTATTCTAAAGATGGTTTATGGACTCCAGTAACATTTGGAAATCAGTTTGGATTTTATGATACAGTAAATAATATTGGAGCAACTTTAATACGCTTCTTTACTCCACCAGTTAATGGTACTAGTGGAAGTACTGGATATGTAGAGTCCTTAGAATTCGGAGAATATCTGGTAATGCATAGGTATTTATTAAAAGGAACAATAGATGTTCCTAGACTTCCTGTTTTTAAAACAAAAGCTGGTAGTATTCCAGAGCTTAATCTTTCTGATAAATGCTACATAGTCTTTAAAGGGAGTGCTCTCTGGAATAATAGAACAGATAATGGAGCAGTAATTATTAATGAAGAATATAAAGCTAGTGGTGATTCATATATTCCTAGCTGGTTAAAATTATGGGCTAGATTAAGAATTGGTGATAAGTACTTTAATGGTACAGGTTGGACTACAACTCCAACAGATTTTCAATTACCATTTTTCAATGATCAAGAATCAACTGATCATTATATCAATCATTGGTTTCCTATGCTTAATACTGTTAGTTATGCATTTGGTATAGATGAAACAGGATTTTGTGCTATGATAAACTCAGAAGATCAAATAAAGGGTAATGTAGAATTTATCCTATATACACCAGAATTTATCAATACAAATGTTGATACAGGTTCAGTTTGGCTAAAAGATTTTGGAATCAAAATATGTAAACCAAACATTGATGAAGAAAGTGAAACTGATACTTTATATGAGAATATTATAAATGAAAGTTATGTAAAAGATGGTGTTGAAATGAGTACTAAGATTGTAACACAAACAGAAAAAGCTATGGCTTTTAGTTCACCTTTCTTTTTAAATGGTACTTTTCTTTACACACTTAAAAACATACCATTAAATGTCACACAAACACCTGAAAAAACGATCATCCAGAGATATGTGAACCAATATTCAACACCATCAAAAATCTTAGATATATCCCTTAAAAATGATATTACTCCATATACTTCTCTGACTATTGGAATCCTTACTGGAACATTCATAGTTGATACAATGGAGATAGATTATTTTTATGATAAGAATAAAGTAAAATTAGTGGAAAAGAAATAGTTATGGAATTTAAACAAACTAATATTCCTAAAAAATTTAGGAGTAAATACAAAGTAAATACAGGTACAGTATCATCTGTTGGTGGATCATCAACAGGTGGTACTATTACTACACCAACAACAGAATATGTTGTTTCTGGTACTACTGCTGAATGAGCAGTTGATGAAGTAGGAACAGGTAAAAATACTGTACTTAAAAGTGGACAAATTGGAATTGAATTTATTGATTCTGATTCTGCAAAAATAAAGATTGGAAATGGAGTAAATACTTGGGAAAATCTGGATTATGTAGCTCATACAAAAGAAGAAGTTATAGCTATGCTTACTAACTCAGTAATTACAGGAAAAACTTTAGATGGTTATACTTCTAGTCCAGCAGATACAACACAAATTGAAGCAACAGATTCTATTCTTTCAGCTTTAAAAAAGCTACAAGGACAATTAAATACAAAATTGGGTGGAGATATCCAGATAAATGCTGAAACATTACAAGGAAAATATGCTTCTGATTTTGTTCTTAATACTGAAGTTGCTAATACTGGAACTGCTGATAAACTCATAAGAGCAAATGCACAGGGAAAATTAGCAGCAAGTATTACTGGTGATGCTGATACAGTAGATGGTAAACACGCTTCAGATTTTCTTCTTACATCTGTAAAAGGAGCAGCAAACGGAATTGCTGAACTTGATGCCAATGGTAAAGTTCCATTAAATCAAATACAAGATGTCATTTTAGGTCAAGTAACATTTGGTGGAACATTTGTAGCAACTGGAGTTATTACATCTGATTTAGCTGCTTTAAATGGTCAAAATATCAGTAGTATTTCTGCTACAACTTATAAAGGATATTATTTCATAGCACAAGCTGCTGTTACTATTCTTGGAATTGAATTTGGTATTGGTGACTGAGCAATTTCTAATGGTTCTGCTGGTTGAGTGAAAATTGATAATACTGATGCTGTAACTTCAGTTGCTGGTAGAATTGGAGCTATTGTTCTTACTAAAACAGATGTTGGATTAGGTAATGTTGACAATACTGCTGATAGTACAAAATCAGTATCATATGCAGCAACATCTGGAAATGCTTCTTATGCAACATCAGCTGGATCTGCACCTGCTAGTGATGTCTTTTCTTGGGCAAAAGCAGCTACTAAACCAGCATATACTTATACAGAAGTTGGTGCAGCACCAGCTAGTCATAATCACGCTGGTATTTATGAACCTGCATTTTTAAAGAATACTGCTTTTAATAAGAATTTTGGAACAATTGCTGATTCAGTTTGTCAAGGAAATGATAGTAGATTATCTGATGCTAGACCTGCGTCTGATGTTTATGCTTGGGCAAAAACTGCAACAAAACCATCTTACACAAAAGCAGAAGTTGGCTTAGGAAATGTAGACAATACAGCAGATCAAGATAAATTTGTTTACTATGCTACTTCAGCAGATTCTGCTGGTTATGCAAATAATGCAGGTTATGCTACAACTGCTGGATCTGCTAGTGCAAATGATGTTTATACTTGGGCTAAGGCTGCTACTAAACCTAGTTACTCTTATACTGAAGTAGGAGCAGCTGCTGCTAGTCACTCTCATAATTATGAACCTACAATTGCTGCTGGAAATACTTCTCAATATTGGAGAGGTGATAAACAATGGGTAACATTCCCTACATCATTACCAGCATCTGATGTTTACAGCTGAGCAAAAGCTTCTACAAAACCATCATATACTAAAGCAGAAATTGGACTTGGTAATGTCGATAATACTGCTGATGCTAATAAGTCTGTTAATTATGCCAATTCATCAGGTTATTCTACTTATCTATCTAGTAAATCTAGACCTATGCAATCATTTTTCGGATCAGATATTTACTATTCTGCTGAATCGCATCCTGCACCTTCTGGAGATGGAGCAGTATATCAAGAATGTTATTATGGCAATCCTACAGTTTGAGGGAGTCAAATTGCTCAAGATTATAGATCAGGAAGAATGTGAGCAAGAGGTAGAAATAATGGTAGTTGAACTAGTTGGTTAACTATATTAGATTCGGAAAACTACACTTCATATGCAGCGACAGCAGGACATACTCATACTTTTCTTTATAATGGTAATTCTTTTAGTGGGGATGTAAACACTTTATTTGAAGACTATAAACTTAGTTTTACTTCACTAATTATAAGTTCTGCAACTAATTTATTTCCTGTTTCAAATAACGCTAATGCTGTTCTATCAATTGCTACTCACAGCGGTGGATATGCACATCAATTAGGATTTTCTTCAAATGGAGAAATTTATGCAAGAAATAGAGATAATGGTGGAACTCCAAGTACTTGGAAAAAAATACTTAACTCGAGTAATTATAATTCTTATTCTCCTACCCTAATAGGTGGAGGTGCTAGTGGTACTTGAGGAATATCTATTACAGGAACATCTGGATATGCTTCATCTGCTGGAAGTGCAGGTAACTCTGATACTGTTGATAGTAAACATATATGGACTGGAACACAAGCAGCATATAATGCTCTAGTTAAGAATGATAATACACTTTACTTTATAACAGGATAATATGTATAAAATAGGAAATACAACGGTTGTAGGTGCTTTTATGGGATCTACAACCATTTCAAAAATATATTTAGGTTCAACATTAATTTATCCAGCAGTAGTAGAAGTATTATCTGGAACAAGTTACTCTGCTTGAACTTATTCAAATGATTACAGATCCAGAACTGCTACACCTTGAACTCAAGAAAGATATCAAAATAATACATATGGTAGTGTTGTTTATGGAACTCCTGTAACTCAATCAGAATATGCTCAACAGAAGTATATATGATCTGGCTATTACTATTTCAATAACAATGCTTATAGGAATAGAACCTATACAAGTACTTATGAATGATCATTAGATGAACCTTATGTTACTAGTGCTCCTTCTGGAACATCTGCTAATGAGTATGGTATACAAAGTATTGGTGGTTGGACATATACTGATTCAGTTACCAGAACTAGAAATGTAACCTATACATATGATAATGGAAATACTGTAAAAGCTGGTGGAACTCAAACGGATCTTGGTTCTATTGGATATGCTGTTTGGGATGGATCTACTTACTGAAATGGATCTTGTGGTAGTAACTATTACTATGTAGATTATAAAAAGGTAAGAGATGAATATTACTGGAATTATGAACCAGAGGTTACTTATTCAGATTATTACAATGGAGAATCTAGAAGCAGAAGAATTGATGGTTCTTGTGGTTGGGTTAAAGCTTGGACTACTTGGACAAATACTGGTGAAGTATCTAATGCTGCTGGAACTCTTAATGCTTATGATTGTGATGGTACATACTCAGTTCAATATTATAGACAAGTAAGATATTATCAATATCCAGATGGTTCTGGTAGAACTTCTACTGAATACAGAGGATACGGACAATATAGCAGAACTCAAGTTAATGGTCAATGTGGATATTCAGCACCTACAAGAAGTCCATATAATTATTACGGATTTAGCGAATGGTCACAAGAAGATGCTTGGTGGAGTGGTGCATATGGTTTTGAACTTATGGGTACAATTTGGTGAGATGATTCAACTTATCAATACTATACAGATGAAACAGGAAGTACAATTGCTCAAAGTGGTTATTACTTAACTATGGTTGGTAATTCACCTGAAAATTCTGGATTCTTATATGTAATCTAAAACAGATAAACAATACAAATATTTAATTGAAAATTAATGAAACACAACATTCAAATTTGAGTAGCTTGTTTCCTAGTACTGGTGGGTGTAGGATTACTTATAGCTGGATTTATAGTTCCACCAACTGGAGTAATAGATACATCTGCACTAGTTGCATTTGGAGAAATATGCACATTTTCTGGTGCTTTATTTGGAATAGATTATAAATACAAAAAACCTAATTAAAAAAGAGCCTGTAATCTTGATGATTACAGGCTTTTCTGTTATTTTTGTGTATATGAAAGAATTACTATTTACACCGCCAACTGATGATAGTCAATATGACTATTATAATGAATTGACTGAATATGTTTCAATTTTTACAGAGAAACATTTTCCACTTCACCAAAATAATTATATGAGTCATATATATTCAGCAGCATATGAAAATTTTAATAGAAGGTATATTGACAACAAGATTGATACATCTTTTATTGATGAATTTGAAGATGATGAAGATCTTCAAGAGATGATTACTGCATTAGGATATGATTTTGACAAGTTTTGGTATTTACTACTTTACATTAATGACTATAGTTATTGTGCTTGTAAAAGAGAGATAGAATTCTTCAAAGACAAGTATGAATATCTAGAGGATCTTTATAGATATATTGGTGAAGGAGCAGAATTAACTCTTAGAGTTAAAGGGAAGAAAAAGGTAGAAATAACGGAGAAACGAACTTTGGAATTAATCCGAAATATTATTAAAGTACACATTGATATTACTGGTGAAAGAACATCAATATCTTTATCTCCAGTACACAATGATATTACTATTAGAAAAGAAAATTCTAACTCATATCATATTTGGTTTTTTGCTACTATGTTTATGATGTTTTTTGACATAGTTCCTCCTAATAACATCAGAAAAAAGAAAGATGGTTATACCTCTTATAGCAAGAAACTACTTATTTCTAAGCTAATATACCTAGTTGAACTCAGTTCTAACGAAAGCTTTTTAGAATCAGAATATACTCTCAGCGGATTCTTAAATCAGTATAAGGATTCAACTATATTTGACAAATTCGTCATTGAATATATGTAATTAATCGAGAGTAAAAAATACTTTTTTTTCACTCATTTTTAGTGGTTTTTATTGTCCAGACTTTTGTACCGTAATCAAGGAACAAGAGGTGCACATCTTTTTACTTAATTACCTGGAATCTTTCACCGGTGATGAAAGAATAAAAGAAATCATCAAATAATAAAAATGATGAAACAAGTAATAAAGTTATCGAACCTTCAAAATGAAGGTAAAAAAGTTGCCAGACTTTCTGGTAACAGAAACCTTAACGAAAAGATCGTTAAGTCAAAAAAGACTTCTATGAAGTCAAATGGGTTACTAATCCCAGCAGTTATAGTAGATGCAGCTGATGCATTGAAATCAGGACTGGAAGTAATTGATTTTACTTCTAAGGAAGTTATAACTGAAGCAAATGCATCGCAGTATGTAGTGCTTATTGATGCCAACCACAGGTATCAAGCTCACCTTGAGCTGACAGCAAATGATGCTGAGTACAACAAGGAATTTTTCCTTATGTATCCTCTGAATTCTGAATTGAGCATCCCAAGAATGCTCTCAGAGATTAACACAGCTACAGTTGCTTGGAAAGGCAGCGATTACGGTAAAGGAGCTAAAATGCTTTGTTCACAGGATATTCCTTTACTGAACGGTATTAACGAATTAACTTCTAAAGGATATTCGTTAGATGCTGCTTGTAAGTGGCTCACTTTTCACAATAAAATAAATAAAACTATTCTTGCAAAAGCAATGAATGGTGAGATCTCAGATGAACTCACAAAAGACACAGAAGCAGGTATTTTGAGAGGGAAGAACCTTCTTGATGCAGCAATGTCAACATTGGATGAGAAGGTTTTAAAAACCCGAATAATAATCGACTGGATAATCCAGAAGTTTATTAAAACTCCAGCTGATGAACTCTATAATTTTGAGTCTACATTTGTAAAGTTTTTTTCTTCGCTTGATAGAAAAGATGCCAAAGCTATTGAGAACGCAAAAGGAAAGAGAGGAGAGAGTACGAAGGAACATATGGTGTATAACCAACTGGATGCTCTTTACAAGAAGTTCCTTGTAAATCAAAACTCAGAAGAAATTAATAAGTAA